GGCGTCTAGAGTTAGCAGCGATGCGACTCTTCGAATCATCGATCAGTTACTCAGTGATAGTGGTCTAACGACCAACAATAACTGATTTCCAAATGGAGGTTAGCTCATGACTTATTTCGGATCACGGTTCAAGACTCAGGTTGTACCTTTTCCCAACAAGGATAAACCTTTTCGGGTTGGTACAATGCAGATATTTTACAATGGTCAGTGGATCAATTATTTTGGTTCACCGATCACTGTGATGCCTGCGATGCCCTATTCTAAATCAGAATCTACTCGAGACGACGCCCATAAAAAGGTGAGATCTCGGGAAGGTCAACTGATTTGGAACGGTGGCGGTCCGTTCTTGAATATTAAGGCCGTGATGCCACCACCAAAGGTTGGTGGCTTTGGTACACGGACATCCGGGTCTGGCGTTTATAACGTTCCAGGCTACGGGTATGTTCCGTTGCGATACATTGGAGGTTATACGAATCCTCAGTTTCCTGGGGACGAGTATGAATCAGCTTATACCAATTTCGGTAAGCTGCATTCTCCAACATTCGCTGTACCTAATATAAGTTCATGGGGTCAGGAGGCGTGGGCTCGTTCTGCGCCTAAGCTGGAAAAGGGTTCGGGTTTCACTGCTGTTTCTGAAGCTAGAGATGTCGGGCCTATGCTCGCCACCTCCGCAAAGGGTTTCGCACAAGCGTACGAGACTCTTGGCGGTAAAACTATCTTCAGTAAGCATGGTCCCCCGAATTTGGGCATAATGGCACCTGGTGCCGTTAGTGACCATTACCTTAACCATCAGTTCGGCTGGGCTCCGTTTATTTCCGATCTTCAAAAGTTCAATGAGAACAATTTGAAGTTTTTCCAATATTACGATCAATTGAAACGTGATAATGGGAAGTGGAAACATGTACGGCGGACCCTCAAAGACGATATTCAGAGAACAAAGCTTGCTAGTGGAAGTGGCTTCATGGTTGAACCCATGGGCTACGTCCACGAAAACTTGCTTTGTAGACCGGGACAATCCAAGTGGGAGGTGTGGGAGGAAAAATATACTCTCATAACTACCTCTGGAGAATTTCGGTACTATATCCCTGATCAAGACACGAATTACCCGAATAATTATCCGGGTCTCTCAGCTGCCTATGCATGGATGACCATGCAGGGTCTGAGAATTTCGCCGTCTTCCGTCTGGCGAGCTACTCCTTGGACATGGCTCATCGATCAAGGTCTCAACATCGGTCGAAATTTAGACCGAGTGACTGAGGCCCTATACGATGGCGTAGTGTCCAAATACCTGTATGTGATGAGTCACACCATTAGGCGCGTCGTCTTATATCAGACGTTAGCGTTTAATGACGGTGACGTCCTTGCGACATTTCATCGTAATGTTGAAGTGAAGCAAAGGATGGCATCAGGTAGTCCATTTGGGTTCGACTCGCCATGGGATACTTTAACCCCATGGCGTCTTTCGATTCTCGCCGCGCTCGGGATATCCCGATCGTCTGGTCGATGAATCTATCGACTGACCGTTTCTTCAAGCTGTGTCCCTTGAGAAAGGATGTGGCCGCGGCAGTTAACCTCAAAACTAAGGAGGTCAACCTTGGCTCTTTCCGATCCTATTACTATCACAGTCAATGCTGTTGCTAAAGTGATGCCCCGAATCGCTACGACTTCGACCGGTAATATTACCGGCTCGACGTATGCGACCGCGGATGGGTTATTTCAACTCGAAATTTCCCATACGAGATCTAAAGGACGAGTTCGTTCTTTGATCCGTTTCACCCAGAAAGCTATCGTGACTAATCCATTGGATTCAACCAATGATTATGACACGTTAGTCGACCAACGAGTTTTGGATAGACCCGATTTCGGGTTTACCGCTACTCAATTGTCGCAGCAAGTCGCAGGCTTTTCAGCCTGGGAAGACTCAACAATCGTGGGCAAACTTTTCGGCGGCGAGAGTTAATCTCGTCCGTCAATCGATCTCCTACGATTATTGTTGGTGCTAGTAATTGCTAGCATCATTATGATGTTAGCGGTGTAGAGGATGATTGGTCTCGCCCCCATAAGGCGGCGACCTGGTTCGAATCCAGGCATCCTCGTCACAACAGGAAGGGGTTACAAGGCTGGAAGATCTTCCTTCCGATTTGGAGGGTATCTTGAAAAGCCATGTAAATGACTCTCTGAAGTTGTTGCACAGCATCTATATAGATGCATGCAACAAGTGCATCGCTGATGTCTCAGATTTACGTGATCTAGTAACTATTAGATCACGGGTCAAGAGTGAGGGTCTATCGTTTTTAACGATAACCCTGCCCCTGTTTTGTCGAGATCTCGAAAGAGCTCTCGCCAATGGAGCAATTGACTCATCAATGTTCCGAAATTTTCGGAAGATTGGAGCAATCCCTGCATTTCTGCAAGGTATGCTCAGTCAACTCTTTGACCGTGAGACTGGAGGTGTTAACGATGATTTTGACGATTCCCCAACCATTGTTGAAGGCGTCAGACAAATTTGTCTGGCCTTTAAAAAGATTGAGGTCGACTGCACGCCCGAAAGGACGGCGGCCGCATTCTCGTCATTCACCGAGATCGAGCGATCTCTTCAAACGTACTCTGCGTCAAGAGAAGATGTCGAAAGATTTATTTCGGTCTCTTCTATATTGTGGGATGGCGCTCTTGTGGATATTAATCCACTTGAATGTCGTCCCCAACATGGACCTGGCGCTACTGCTGAGGGTATTTCTGGAAATCAGAAATATCTTTGGCGTAATTGGCACGATCGTCTTGAGCCTTACTTCCCGTTGATCGATTCGGCATACCCAATTGGTATACCTCTCGATGCTCCGGAGCTCAATGTAGTAACGATTGTTTTGCCAGAACAGGAACAGCCCGTAAGGGTTATTTCTGTTCCGAAGACGTTGAAGAGTCCCCGAATTATCGCTATAGAACCTGTTTGCATGCAATATGCACAACAGGGCCTCCGTGACGTTTTATATCACGTCATTGAGACTGCTGAATTTTCGGCTGGTCATGTAAATTTTCGTGACCAATCGATCAATCAACGTTTGGCGATAATTGCTTCGAAGACAGGTCGATTAGCAACGATCGATCTTTCAGATGCTAGTGATCGTGTTCCACGCTCACTTGCCCTTGAGATGTTTCGTAGTAATCCCGCTTTGCGGGATGCTATAGACGCATGTCGTTCGACTAGGGCTAAACTTCCAGATGGGTCTATTATAGACCCGCTCTTTAAGTTTGCCTCTATGGGTAGCGCTCTCTGCTTTCCCGTGGAAGCCATGTATTTCTACACAATATGTGTAGTGGCTTGCCTCGAGGCTGCAGAACTTCCAGTAAACCGACGAAACTGTTTTACGGTTTCGCGCGGGATTCACATTTATGGTGACGATATAATCGTCCCATCAATGTATGCGATGACTGTTCTCGATAACCTGCGAAAATACAATTGCAAGGTTAATGCCAATAAGACTTTCGTGAGCGGAAGCTTCCGAGAGTCATGTGGCACCGATGCATATAAGGGGTACGAGGTAACACCTACGTACGTCCGTAAGTTGCATCCTGAGAACAGACAGCAAGCCGACAGGATTATTTCACGAGTGGCAACTGCCAATTCCTTTTACAAAAAGGGATATTGGCAGACCGCACGTCTCATGTTTGAACAACTTGAGAAACTCATAGGGCCTTTGCCTTATGTGTCCGAAAATAGTCCGGGCTTGGGCCGTACATCCTTCTTGGGTATGCGTTCCATCGAAAGATGGGGCAAGAAATACCAGCAGTTTGAAGTAAACTGTTTGGTCCCAAGGCCAATCTACCGTACTGATAGATTGGAGGGTTACGGTGCTCTGATGAAAAGCTTCCTAAACCTAGAGGCGTTGAAAAACCCTCTTGTTTCTAGGGACGCTCTACATTTAGAGCATTCTGCACGGCACGGCGCCGTTGCACTAAAACGCCGTTGGATCCCCTCGCTATTCTGAGGGGGAGGGTGATGGCTTTGCCATCATCCGGGGGGC